TTTATCTTTAGTGCCTATTAATACAGCATGTGACTTAGTCCCTTTGGGAGAACTCTTAGGTATTCTTAAACCTTGAAAGGTTTCTCCTGCATGTGTAATACTCATTTAGTTTTTCTTCTTATATTTATCTAATTTACTAGGAAATCTTCCGTTACCTTGATTTATTTTATTCTGTGCACTTTTAATTTGATCAGTAGTTAAGGTTGAACCTGTTTTATTCTCTTCTTTTTCTTTTTGCATTTTAGCTAACATACTCTTAAGCTGTGCTGTAGTATAAGTAGTTAAATCATTGTTTGGCATTTAGTACTCCAATAAAAAGGAGGTGCACGTCTACACCCCCTGTTAAAGTTAATGATTAAGCAACTGCAGTTATAGCAATACAACCAGCAGGACGTAATACGTTGTGTCCCATTGCATACTTAGCTACCATCAGTGTACCTTGTCTGTTGATTTGATACTCAGATTCCATACCTAAGTCAAGCAACTTAACTGTTGCTACAGCTTCTGGTGTAAAGATAAAACCTCTAAACTGTTTAGCAAGAGCAACCATGTCAGCACCGTCTACAGCAGCTACTGGTATGTCATAATGAGTAGTTCTTCCTGAACCAGCTGTATTAGCTAGAGGAGCATTATCATTAGTCTTACCTTCGTTAGCATCTGATGTAGTAAAGTTTACATATAAGTTATTAACATCAGCATGGTTAGACATGATGACAGGCATTCCTGCAATCATTGGAACTGTTGCAGAAGCAATAGAACCATTTCCACCAAAGTCTCTATTCATGTAAGTTAACTTAGTACCATCTGTAACATCCAGTAATGCATAATATTGTGCAGGTGGAAGTGCTACTACAGCTGAAGAGTGATCAACATTTTTAATGTCAAACTCTTTCTTTGCATCAAAGATAGCTTTTGCAATCTTAGCTGGATCAAGAGCATGAGCAGATGATGAGCCTATGACTACGTTAGCTGTAAAATCTTCTTCAGAGAAGTCTTTGTATCCTTGAACAAGTCCAGCTGCTCTAGTAGCATTAGTAGATAGTGCAGCTTTAGTTAACATTCTTGCTACGTTTCTATCAGCTTCGTTAGCTAGTGCTATACCAGCTTCTTTAGAGTAGATTGAACGTACATCGTAGTGGTTCATAGCTTCATCAATGTTAGCAATGAATTGACTAGAGATAAGCAAGTCATCAATAGTTACAATTCTCTCACTAGCTCTGATTGAGCCACCTGTAATCTCATTCCCAGGAGTTAGGTATTCAGCAGTTGCTCTACCTGTCATAGGAAATGACGCAGATTTACCCTTACTAATAGTACGAGTTCTTACTTTGTCCATTAGGACTTTCTTTTCTTCAAATGCAGTTAGGACTTCCCCAGCATATAGCTTGAGAAACAGGTCTCTAACGTCACCTGACTTATTGGTTTGACCCTGAAAACTTACGGTGTAAGCAGGGTTTGAAGCAGCTTGTGCCATTTTTTATTACCTCTTAGTAGTTTAAGTTGAGTTTAAATTACACTCAGCATTTCTACAACCTTTCTCCAAGAGTATCCCTCGCAAGGGGTCAGGGGTAATAGTTTGTCTTTTAGCTTAGTGTCTATAGGAATGATCAGTTCCTTTTAAATACACCAAATTAATCATGTACTTAAAAGGAAGGGGGAAATCAATCCCCCAACCATAACAACAATGTTAAAACAAGCTGGACTTCTGTAACTTAGTAGCTACAGCCTGTCTATAGGCAGGATCATTTGCATATCTAGGGTCACGCATTGCTGCAGTCATCTGAGCAGTGCTCTCAAACTTCCCACCTGTGGATGCAGAACTTGTTCCACCTTGTATAAGGTTGGGTTCTGCCATAGAACGATATCTAGCAAAGAGTCCTTGAACAGCCATCCTAATTACACTAGGACTTTGTCCACTCATTGTTGCATTGTAAGCATCTACTTCTTCAGGAGGTAAGGTATCCCTTGCCCACTGTACCATAGTTGCATATTCTTCTGCTCCCCCTACAAGGGAGTACATTTCACCTGTCTGTTGGGCAGCAAGTGCATCTTGTCCTGCTATCCATGAGTCTACCATGCTTGGTGGAAACCCTGCTTCTTCTAATGCTACATACGCATCATCTGATAGAGTACCATTGTCATAATATTCTTGTTGAAATTCTGAGAAGTCTAAACCTTTACTATCTAAAAGTTCAGATACCTCTGTTGGATTTTCTGTAGGAGTTTCTTCTGTAACTTCTTCTTGAGTACCCTGACCTAGCTTACTTTCTAAAGATGCATAAGCTTTAGCCATGTCTTCAACACTTTTAAATTTCTCAGGTAACCATTCTGGACGAGATTCATCAACCTCTGCTCCTCGTTCTCTGTCAAGCATAGCTTGTTGATGCTCTGTTGACTCTGGTTCTTCTTCTTGAAAAGTATTTATTTGATCTGCCATAATTATCCTTCTGATTCAACAGCACCTTTAGCTAATTGTGGTGCAGCACCTTGTGCCATACCTGCTGCTGTTTGTTCTAACATTTGTTGTTGTTGCATTTGTTGAGCTTGCATCTGTTCTTGTTGCTTCTGCTCTGGTGATTTAATAAGACCAGAAGTATCAATCCCTAGAGATGCAGCAAGTCTATCTATGTAGTCAGATATGTTTAACTCACTAGCTATGATCTCTTGCCCTAAAGGTTGGAGATACTGTAAGAATGTAGCTAGTTTATTTAAATCTTGTCCACGTCCTAGTGCTTCAATACCTGTGACTACAGTAGGTCTTATACTTTCTTTAGGTAAACGTGGCATCTTACCTTGTTTAACTAAGGATTCTAGTAGTATATTAATTAATGGTAACTGAAATTCCTGAGACAATATAGAATACACACCCCCTAGAGCAGTCTCTAATTCTTGTGCCATGAATCTTACTTCTTCAGCAGTGACACGTTCAGCTGATCTCTGCACACTACTATTAAGTAGGAACGCAGAAGCTAAACGATCATTAATCATTCTCATAGTTTCTAAAGATACTCTAAAGTCAGAAGCTTTCTGTACTTGTAGTGTAGATACATCATTAGAATCACCACTTATGAAAGCACCATTAGGAGCTTTAGCTAAGTTTACTGCTTTAGTTGTACCATTTGGTCTAACAAGAAATAAAACCTTAGAAGAAGCTGCACTTCCTTGTACGATAGCCTGAGTTAAAGCTTCTAAACTACGCAAGTCACCTAAGTATTCTTCTATAAAACCTCTACCATAATCTTCACCATCAATACGACTGAACCTTAAAGGAATAAAAGGATTGTTATCCTTCTTAAATACACCTCTTGATTCAGGTACTTCCATACCTTTTATTTCTTGATGAACTGTGAAACCTTTATCACTTTTCTTTACACAAGTATATAAATCATAGTTTTTCTGTGGTGAATCTGTTGGTACTATAGCTTCTTTTACTGAGTCTGGTAACATTAAAGCATCTAAGCTTTCTTTTGTTATAACTTCAAGCAAGTTACCCATTGTATCACGTTTAGTAACATAACGATCAGGTCTAAATACTTTCATACCACCTTCTTTAGGTAGATATACTAGTGCATTACCTGTAACAATAAGAAGTTTGAGTGCTTCAAACGTTGGTACTCGTATAGCTTTACTTTCTATTTCTGACATAGCTGCACGTTCAATACGTGCTAGTCCTTCTTCTACTTGTCCTCGATTATCACCAGCTATCTCTTGTAAATCAAAGTCATCAATCGTTAAACGAAAGAATGGACTGTTAGGTGGTAATAAAGCAAGCAATAATTTTGAAGCTAGATTGTTAACACCTCTTGCTCCAATGCCTTGATAAGGTGTGGCATAGATAGATGAACTACTGTGTCCTTCCTCTGGCATAAGAGTAGGTATAGTTAACTTAGCTGCTTCACGACCTCTCTCAAGGAACGTATCTCGTTCTCCTTCAAGTTGACTGTACCGTTTAGCGACAGTACCTACTTCTTCTTCCATAATATTAATCCTCTTTTAAAGCTGAATCAGGTATAAATAACTGAGGAACAAAAGCTTTTTTCTTTTTCTTTTTATCATCAGATACTGTAGTAATAGGTTCTATCTCATCTTTATCTTTATCTGGTTCTACTTCAGCTGGCATATTGGCATCTCTACCTGTCAGTTTTTTGACAAACCCTGTATTGTATGTTAAAGCACCCATATCATTATCCTTTAGGTATGTTTAAACCAGAACCAGAACTAGCTGTCTCTGTTGTAGGTTTTATTTTAAGGTCAGTTCTTAAAGCTTTCTTACCTTTTTTTACAGTTCTTTGTTTCTTTGCATCACCCTCTACAACAGTAGCTACTTCCTCTGATTGTTCTTTATCAGCAGCAGTTGATGGTGTAGGTTTAGGTGCAGGTGTTGGTGTTGGTGTTGGTTTAGATTTTGTAATAGGTTTTTTAACTACCTTAACTATATCTTTAGGTAAGTCTTTTATTTCTTTAACTAGTTTCTTAACTGGTTTTTCCAAAGGCTCAACTACTTTTTTATCTACAAACTTAACAACCTTCTTAACTGGTTTCTTGACTGCTTTAACAA